CTCCATCTGTTTCATTTGTTTACTCCAGTCAACAGTTGCGCGTTCTGCTGATTCTGCCTTGCGGATGAACTCTTCTGCTTCATCTCCTTCAAGTGTTGGGATAAACACAGTAACCTTCTGCGTTGGGCAGCTCAATTTGTGATACCCACAACCTCCGCAGTATTCGCAAGTAATGTTGACGTTTCCGTTTGTTATGTTGTCAGCTTTGTTCATTTTCATCATCTGTTATGACATGATACAACCCATCCTTTTCGTCAAAGTGCATCATCTTTATAATAAGCCTTTCTTGTAGCTCTTTACTGATGTACCATTCCATAAGTGCATTCAGTCTTTTTCCGATTTTCTTCTTGCACTGCTTCTTCTTCTTTCTTGGAAGCTTTGGAAGGTCTTTGGCACAATCGCATACAAGTTCAAGCACCTCTATGTCAATCTTTATCTTTGTCATGGCTCAAATATAAATATAACGAATTATCGAATAGTGTACTTGCCAGCGTTAGCCTTCAGTTTCTCCATTGCTACATATCTCAGAGCATCGAGGCAATTGTGAACAAGTACACCATTTGCGAAGTATTCGTGCTGACCTTCTACTGTAAGGTCATAAACCATTACGTTCTCTCTTTCTCCTCGCTCTAAGTGCTTTAGCCTTGCAGTTATTATGGCAGTATTTACTTCGCTCGGGAAAAGGTGTTTCGTATTCATTTCCGCATTGCTCACAATTCTTTCTGAATCGTTCACGGTTAATCCATGTTTTTCTCCCGTTATCTGAATGCCATCTCCTTCCTTCTTCGCTTGAATGCCATTCTTTAGCCTTCTCAACTCCTTTGGATTGGAAACTTCTTGCAAACTCAGGATTCTCTTTAAACCTCTTTTTACCCTCCATTCTTTGGTGAAGGGTAGACTTGACAAGATTGAGATTCTCAATTTCATTGTTAAAACTGTTGCCATCAACGTGATGAATGTCATACCCTTTTGGAATCTCTCCTTTATGAAACTCCCAAACAACCCGATGCATTCTTTTAGTACCTCTGCTGAAATACCTCTCTCCATTGTACAGTTTGTATCTTTTACCATTAAACCATTGCTCAGGTAAATCTTGTCCTTTGGAAGTAGTTTGTCGATTTGAATCCATCCTCTGTTAGTCTTTATTTTGTGATTAGGTGTACACCTTAAAGATAACGAAAACGTATCGAAATGCATCGTGTATTCGATTGTTTTTTTAACCCCATTGTTCCATGTTTTCAACACTTTTCTGAATCCATTTGAAGTTAAAACCATATCTCCAACACTAACATCTCTAATATTCAACTCTCCATTTGAAGTGATTATTTTGGTGCTTCCAACAAAGCAATGGTTGTTGTCATCTTCGGGCTGGTTGGTTACTTGGTTGGTCTTGTAGTCTCTCTTCCATGCGTAGTTCCTGAGTTCCCGGATGACATTAACCGAGTCTTGGTGTACCATTATTTGAACGCTCTTCAGCTTATCGATGCCTGACCTTACGCTGTCCTGACCTTTGGCTACTGGTCGGATTCTGAAGCCAGCCCTTCGGATTTCCTCAATACTCTTCGGTTCTGCAGAATCGGCTATGATTTCGTCCGACCTTTGTAGTCCACATTTCTTTGCTATGTCTGCGTTGGTTAGCCCAGTTTCGTAAAGCACTTCACGAACCCACAGCTTTCCCTCTTGGTAGAGTACCTCCACAAGTGCAGTCGGGTCGTTGGTAAACCCGAAGTCGAGCCCGTAGGCTTTCCACTTGTAGCCCGTTGGAAACTCCTTTGTTTCTGTCCAGTTCTCGTAGATGGCGCCTTCTCTTCTTGACCTTTCTCCAAGTCCGTAGACCTTCCACTTGTATTCGTCTGCCGTGCCGCGTGATACGTTGAAAGGTGTCGGCTCGTAGCTGTTAATCTTGTCGCGGATGTGCTGGTCCAGAAAGGTGTTGTCCAGCATCGTGGAATGAATCAGGACCACATCGTCCCGTTTCAAGACGTTGTCGTATATCCAATGCTCATCGGTGGACGGGTTGTAGTCAAGAATCCATTTCCCTTTACAGCGTTGCTCCAGTTGGTCGAAGTCATCCTTGCTGGTTTCAATGGCTTCGTTCAGCCAAAAGTAATCGGTCTCAATACCGTGCAGCTTCTGAGAATCGTCAAGCCCGTAGAACTCAAACGTAGAGCCGTGAGCGGAGTAGATTAAATCGGTCTTATTAAACGCCTCATCATCCCAAACCTCAAGGCTTTGGAGTACTTTCTTGAACGTGTCGAGTACGGTCGGCTTAATCCACGTGCGCCTAAACCTCGCAATTGCGATTCTCTTCGGTTCTTGAAGTCCCGTAAGGTATATGGCTTGGCAGATGCTCCACGTTTTCGAGGAACGGCTTCCACCTTCAAGCACAATTCCCCGAACGGATTTATCATTAAGGGCAGCCCAGAGGTCATCAAATACGCCAGTTCCTTCAATTTTCACGTCAGTTTATTGGTTGACTTTTCATCGTTTCTGTCAGTCTTTACGTTGACCTCTGATCTCATTCCGTTCGTTATGTCTGCCATTGTAAACGGTTGTTTAGTAATTTATCTGTTACTAGTGGAGAATTGGAAGATGGTTCAGTTATTTCCATTTTGGAAACAACTGCCGCTGACGGCAAAGCCTATTCGAGTTCAGTATTTGTCAGCGCAAAGTAAAGGTTCTGAAGTTGGTGGACGTAATCCAACTCTACTCTTATGGTTTGGTCGCTATCGAAAGTCAATCTTAAATCGTAATTTTTTAATTGACCATCACAGAGAACACAAAACTTTTCTTTAACAAAGCAATTATCTCCAGTGTATAATTTCATCTGCTCAAACCCAAAACGCTCCAACCATTCCTCTGTTAGTGGTATTGGTTCAATATCATCCATGCGATGTTTGTAAAATTCAAAGTCATCTATATCCCAGTAAAATAATTTTGGAACAGAAGTTTCGCTGCTAACCAAATTCCCTATTCTCAATTCGTTCGCTTTCATTCTTCTACGTCTTTGTTTCGTTTCACTGTTGGTGTAGCACCTTTTGCGTAGCGCAATTTGCGATTCGCGATTCGCGATTTGTTCAGTGCAAGTTCCATCTGTTTCATTTGTTTACTCCAGTCAACAGTTGCGCGTTCTGCTGATTCTGCCTTTCGGATGAACTCTTCTGCTTCATCTCCTGTAAGTGTTGGGATGTATCTGTTCATTTCTTCTCAGGTCTGTGTATTACTATCTCCACCTTGTCAGGCTTGCCACCGTTCACGGTCTGCTCTACTTCTTCTTTTGGCTTGCCGTACACCCTATCAAAGAGAACGTCAAGAATATGAATCGAACCCTTCTCGTAGTCCCTCTGCGCTTTCTTCGCTATCAACGCAATCCAAAACGGCAACTGGTCATTATTTGCCAACTCCACTAACTCGCTCCGAGACTTGCCGAGTACGTTCTTGATGATGTCTTGCACCTGAGACTTGGATAGCTTGACGTTATGCTCATCTAAGAAGTGTTCCTTTAGAAGCGTCTCCACGTTCTTCGGTCGCCCTTTCGGGTTGCCGCTCTGTCCTTTCTTGAAGGGTTTGTTGTTCGGTATTGGGTTGTTATTGCTCACGGCTGTTAATTGGCTGTTTTAACGTACTCGTTTCCGTTTATCTTAACGCTCAAATTCGGGTCAAGTTTCGTCATTCGGTCGATTATCACTTGGCAATACTTTGGGTCAAGTTCCATCCCGTAGCATTTGCGTTTAAGTTGGTGTGCCGCGACCATCGTTGTCCCTGAACCTAAGAACGGGTCTATTATTTTCCCATCAGCTTTGCTTAAGCACCACGCTAATAATTCAACTGGCTTTTGTGTTGGATGTTGCTTTTTGTAAGACGTGACACTTTGCCTATGTATCTTTGCTGTTCCGATAATGTTCGTCCAAGCAAATTCGCACATAGCAAGAGTAAAATCTTCGGGTTGCTTTTTATCCCAAATGTAAAAGCATTTAGACGGCTCTAACTCAAAATAATTACCACCCCAAATTATGGCGTTTGAAGTGATTGACAAATAGTAGTCAAGTGTTGATTTATCTACTGGTTCTGAATCCCAATCTGACTTTTTGTGTTTTTGTCTGACAGGGTTTGCCGCTATGTTAATGCCATAAGGAGGGTCAGTTAGGAGTAATTCCGCATTTTCCCCATTCATTAGCTTTGACACTTGGTCGCTATCGGTACTATCCCCACACAATAAACGGTGTTCGCCTATTTCTATAAGGTCGCCAAGTACAACGTCTGTCTTGATTTCATCGGGCACTTCGTAATCGTCCTCTTCTGCTTCCAGTTCTTCGACTTTCCAGTTGTCGGGAGTATCAAGTCCCCACTCGTTCAGTTCTTCAGCATCCCAAGTATTAGCCAACTCGTCCCAGTCCCATTCTCCGAAGCCTACGTTGTCTTTGATGATAAACTCGCGCTGTTTCTCCTCTGACCAATCAACAACTTGAACGGGTACTTCTGACCAGCCAGCTTCTTGCATCGCCTTGAGCCGCATATTTCCGCCCAACACA